GGAAACAGAGAACATTACGCTTGAACAACAAGCTGAGATGCAAGAAGCGGAGGCTACGGGCTCGTCTGTTGAGGAGCTACAAGAAGAGGATTCCCCAGTTGCTGAGGATCGTCCTGAGTGGCTTGACGAAAAGTTCAAGTCTCCAGAGGACTTGGCAAAAGCTTACGCTGAATTGCAGAAGAAGCTGTCTTCAGCCGAAGAAAGCACTGAGGAAGATAAAAACACCAATACTGTTGAAGGCGCACAGCAAGAAGTTATTACTAACGCTACTTTGGAGTATGAGCAGGCTGGTGAACTAAGTGAGGGCACTTACGAAGCTCTTGAGAACATTGGTCTTCCTAAAGCTTATGTAGAGGAATACATACAAGGACAAGAGGCTTTGCGAACGGTCAGTGTCACTGAGCTTCACAACTCTGTAGGTGGACAAGAAGAGTTCGACAACATGCTTTCCTGGGCTTCTGAGTCGCTAAGTGAAGGTGAGATTGATGTCTTTAATTCTACGGTTTCAACAGGAACTCCAGAGCAGAGGAGCATGGCTATTAAAGGACTACATGCTCGCTATAGTTTTGAGAGTAATTCGCCATCTCTTAAACAGGGGACCACTAGCGGAAATGCTGTGAAGCCCTTTTCATCTACTAAAGAACTTCAGAGAGCAATGAGTGATCGGCGCTACTCAGAGGTTCCCGCTTACCGTGAAGAGGTTGAGAAACGCCTCTCTGTGTCTTCTATCCTATAATACCCATGAACATTGTTACTTACCTTGTAGAAAACAAGGATGAACTTATTGCTATTGTTAGCTCTGTGGTGGCTCTTGCTTCCCTTATTGCTGCTATTACTCCTACCCCAAAAGATGACACTTGGGTGGGGAAGGCGTATAAGATTGTGGACTGGCTGGCGCTCAACGTCGGCAAGGCGAAAGACAAGCCGGGAGCGTAAAGTTGATAGCTTCAATAGTTAAGCTACTCCTTACGTTTCCTAAACTTGCTGATCTCTTTTTTGAGATCCAAGAGGCTTATGTTAAGAAGACTAAAATTGAGCGCCACAAGCGTTCTTCTGAGCTTATTGATGAGTGGGTGCGCGGCGACAGTAAATCCGACAAGGCTCCCAGAGTTCATAGAGAAGCTCCAAGCCCACGCTTTTTCAGAGAGTGAACGTGTAACTATAGGAGAGATCCTGGACTACGTGAACGATCTGGAAAACGAATAAATACTTTTGTCTAATAAAGCTTAATCGCTAGTAGACCTATGCCCACTGAGGTGGATAACACAGGACGAACAAGATAAAGCCCAAGGACACCAACCAAACCAACAACAACTAAACCAAATCGAAAGGCTAATATATTATGGCTACTATTCCATCCATTCCGGGTGTAGCAGGCGCTGCCACCACTAGAGGCACTGCTGCTAATTCGGACAATGCGTTGTTCTTGAAGGTGTTTGCAGGTGAGATCCTGACCGCGTTCAACGAGAACAATATTATGAAAGACCTGACTACGGTGCGTTCCATCAGTTCAGGTAAATCGGCAAGCTTCCCAGTAACGGGGACCGCATCGGCTGGGTATCACACTCCCGGTGATTCTCTTATTACTGGAGACTACTTGTCACAAATCGACCACAACGAGAAGCAAATCTACATTGATAACCTTCTTGTTTCCTCCACGCTTATTGCGGAGATTGATGAGCTGCGTAACCACTACGATCTGCGCTCCATTTATTCTGCCGAGCTTGGTAAGGCGCTTGCTAAGGAGTGCGACCTGAACATCATTAAGACGTTCATCGCTGCTGCTCGGCAAACCGCTGAAGTTCCAGGAGGAGCGGGAAGCCGTATTGACGGGGATAGTCTTACTACAGCTCAGGCTATGGTAGACGCTCTGTATGCTGTCGCCGAGACGCTTGACGGGAAAGACGTTCCATCTGATGGGCGTTTTGCTGTAATGGCTCCTCAACAGTATTACAAGCTGCTTACTGGCGACAACGTAGCAATTAACAAAGACACTTCCAGCGGTAGCGCTGATGTTGCTAAGGGTGTCGTAATGGAAGTTGCTGGCATTCGTGTATACAAGAGTAACCACATCAGTGATGTTGACGCTCTTGGAGATAAAAGCGCTGATGCTGCTCCCGGCGTGAACAACGATCCGTTTGATCAGCCAGATGACGCATCTGGAGCCCCTCACGGCTACAACGGAGACTTTAGCACGCTGTCTACGGCTACCAAGGGAACCGGCTTCATTGCTGGACACGGCTCTGCTGTCGGAACCGTCAAGCTTCTTGATCTTGCTACCGAAAGCGAATACCAGATCGAGCGCCAAGCTACCCTGTTTGCAGCCAAGTATGCAATGGGTCACGGTGTGCTTCGTCCTGAGTCCGCTGTCGAGGTCTACACCTCCTAATCAATCAGCTAACTAAACTTAGAGGCCCCCATAGGTTCAATCCCTGTGGGGGCTTCTTTTTCTTCTCATTTATTCTATGGCAACTCTCACTACTAAACTGGAAGCAGTAAATGCGATGCTGGGACACATTGGAGAAGCTCCTGTGAACAGTGTAGCCTCTACCGTTAACCTCCCAATTTCAGCTTCCACCGCTTTGTCTGTGCTGGACGAAGTCAATCGAGAGGTGCAGACCATGGGGTGGCATTTTAATACGACCAACAAATACACTCTTACTCCCTTAGCGGATAAGACAATTGAGCTTCCAGAAAACACGCTCCACGTAGACACAACAGACACCTCAAAGGACGTTGTGCAACGCGGGTTGAAGCTTTATGACCGCGAAAACAATACTAGTGAGTTCTCAGGATCTTTGGATGTAACTATTACGTTCCTACTAGACTGGGATGAACTACACGAGCACGCACGCAGGTATGTTGTCTTGCGGGCTTCCAGGATCTTTCAGTCACGCATGGTGGGCTCAAGAGAACTTGAGGCTCTGATTGCCAGAGACGAATTTATTGCCAAGTCGCAGCTTGAAGAGGTTGACTCTAGAGGTAGCGACAGGACGATATTTGACAACTACGATGTCTACACAGGCATTGGTATTAATCGCAACTACGACATCTAATTTTAGATATGCCTCTGATTAACACATCTGTTCCTAACCTTATTCAAGGGGTTAGCCAGCAACCTGACACACTTAAATATGATGGTCAGTGTCAGGAGCAGATTAACGCTCTTTCCTCTGTAACAGACGGGCTCCGCAAAAGGCCCAACACAAATCTTCTTAGACACGCTGACGCTGAGATTGGAGAGAACGCTTTTGTTCACTCAATTAACAGGAGTGAATCAGAGAAATATATTCTTATTATTACCAGCACTAAGTTGTTTGTCTATAACTTGGATGGCTCTGGTAATGTCAGCCTAAACGATGGGCTGAAGACCAGCTTAACTTTATCCAGCTACTTAAACACAATACCTGGATATGGCGCTGGATATTTAGTTAGCTCAAATCCCAGAAGGGACCTACGGGCGCTTACTGTAGGGGACACTACGTTTATTGTTAATAAAGCAGTGAACGTGCAGATGGACCCTGATAATACTTCGCCTGCTCTTAACGAAGACGAAGCGTTGATTTTTGTTAAGCAAGCGGGTTATGACAAGAAGTATGAGGTGTCTGTTCTGGAGAATACTAAAGATGTAACAACAAAAGATTCTGGAGAAGGAAATGATGCGGCTTCAGCAGGAAATCCTGCCAATGACGAATTAAAAACTGATTCAGGTGTCATAGCTCAAGCGCTAAGCAATGAATTAAACAGTGGTATTTCTGGGCTTACAACCACAGTCGAGGGATCTACAATTAAACTAGTTAAGACCTCTTCAGATCCTTTTAACATTAAAACAAAGGACGGCTTTGCAGACAAAGGTCTTGGTGTTGTCTACAAAGTTGTAGATGACATTACTGATCTTCCTATTGTAGCACCTGAAGGGTTTGAGATTAAAGTCCGAGGAGACGCAGAACTTAGCGAAGATGATTACTACCTGAAGTTTGAAACCAATGAAGGGCTTGCTCAAGGGACACTGGGACGCGGGGGATGGGTTGAAACCGTTAAACCCGGAGAAACAATTTCCTTAGACTCTAAGCGCATGCCGCATCGTCTAATCTCTGAAAACAGAAATTATTTTCGGCTACAGGCGGGGACTTCAGTTGGTGAAGTATGGGATACTAGAAAAGCCGGAGACATAATTTCAAACCCAAACCCTTCATTTGTAGGGACAGACCTTTCTCCTAGATATATAAGTAACTTGTTTTTCTATAAGAACCGTCTTGGGTTACTGTCTAATGACAACGTGATTTTAAGTGAAGCAGGGCAGTATGGTAACTTCTTTAGAACTACCGTAACAACCCTACTAGACTCTGGTCCTATTGACGTTGGCGTTGCTTCGAGTAATGTTACTAACCTAGAGGCGGCGGTAGGCTTTCAAGAAAACCTTATTCTGTTTAGCAATAAGGGGCAGTTCGTTCTTAAAGGAGGCGATCTGCTTACACCTGAAACGGTGTCTATAAACCCTATTACAAACTTTGATCAGACTGTAGGTGTTAACCCAATTTCTTTGGGCTCTTTTATCTACTTTCCGTTTACCCGTGGGAACTTTTCAGGACTTAGAGAGTTTGCTGTGAGCGCTACAGGAGACACCTACACGGCTGAAGAGATTACCAGTCATGTTCCTGGATACATTCCAAAGAACATTATTGATATTGCTGGGTCATCTAACGAAGACATTATTGTAGTTCTTAGTAGCGACGAAAAAGACACGCTGTATATCTACAAGTATTTCTGGAGCGGAAACCAAAAAATTCTCAGCTCTTGGTGTAAGTTTACTTTGAGTGCGTGTGAGATTAGGGGCATAGAATTTATTGACTCTACTCTTTATATAGCTACTGACAGGACTTTTGGAAACCACTACACAGCAACAGGAGAAGGCTACCCTCCAACAATTACTGAAGGAAAAGACTTCATGCTGTTGAGCATGGTGTTTACTTCCGGTCTTCCAAAAGAAGAAGATAAGAGTGATGGCACTAACCTTGGCTTTGTCACGCACCTTGACTTTAGGGCTCCTAAGAAAATTCTAGCCTCACAAACAAGATTAACAGATCCAGACGACGCTGCTAATACCCACCTTGATTATTATCCAAACGAAGCTTTTGATTTCCCCACAGGGAGCACAAACCAAACAGGAGCAAGGCTCAAGGTAATTGATAGGGCTAATGGGACTGAGATTCCTTTTACTAGACCTACCGTTACTATAAACGGTGTGGAGCACATGACTACAACGGCTAACGAGCTTCAGTTTACCGCAACGTCAGCGGACAGGGAGGTGTTTGTTGGAGTCGAATACGACATGCAATACACGTTTTCTGAGCAGATATTCAAGACAGTGGCGGGGAGAGGTAAGTCGCCTACCAGATACACAAGAGCCAAGATTAAAAATGGCAACCTGTTCTTTGACAACACAGCTTTCTTTAAGGTAAAGGTAACTCCAGAAAACAGAGACACTTATACTAATGAGTATACTACTCAAACTGTAGGTGATTCTGAAGCTGATAGAGTAAACCTAGACTCAGGGGCTTTTAGTTTTCCTGTGTTTACCAAGCCAGAAAACACTACAATAACCATTGAAAATGGAACCCCATACCCAAGCACCTTTCAAGGAGCAGAGTTCGAGTCCTTTGCCCACGCCCGCTCAAACAGATACTCATGAGGTTTGCCACTACTACAAAACGGCTAAGATTGTTCTAGCTACAAAAGCTCACGTAGATCCAATAGTCGCTGATATGCGAGCTATGGATGCTTTAGAGGTTAAGTGTATAGGCTACACCCCAGAAAAAGCACTGCTTAGTGGGCTGGAAAACGACCAGTTTACTTTTAGCGTGTTGGACTTAGAGGACAACCCATTGGCCATGTTTGGTTCTGGGGGTGTTACTGGTGGGCCAGGATATTTGTGGCTGCTCGCTTCTGAGCGATTCAAACTAGCCAGAAAGGAATTTGTAAGAGTCTCTAGGTCATGGGTAGATACTGTAATCAGACCTTTTACTTTCTGTGGAAATGTAGTCCACAAGGAGAATAAGCAAGCAATTCGCTGGCTGAAGTTTTGCGGAGCTGTATTCATTAAAGAAATCAAACTAAACGATCAACCTTTTTACGAGTTCGTTATTATTAACAAATCTATATAATTATGTGTGCCCCCCTTGGTTTAATTGTTGGGATTGCCTCTGCTGGTCTATCCTACATCGGACAACGCCAAGCCGCTCAAGCGCAAGAGAAAGCTCAAGCGCAAGCAACAGAGCTAGAGCAGGCGAGGTATCGGCAACAACTAAACGCCGCTAGAGTTCAACAGGCTCAGGCCCGCGTAGCCACAGCACAGCGCATTGGGGCCGCATCCAGAGCTAATCAGCGCGCGATGGCTAGAGCCAAGGTAGCGGCTGGCGAGGCTGGAGTTACTGGACTTAGCGTGCAGGCGCTCATTGATTCCATGACAGGGGCCTTTGCTAGTAAGAGGTTCTCAGAGACTCAACGAGAAGGTATGCAAGATGTAAACAGGGATCTTGCCTTTGGGGATCTACAAATTAGAAGCCAACAGAACCTTCAAAGACTTAACCAACCAATTTCGCAGCCTAGCCTCCTCCAATCTGTTTTAACAGGAACGCAAGTGGGACTGTCTATGCAGTCAGTGGCTAACGAGTGGGACTTTGGAGGGTCTACTCCAAGAGGAGCTGATCCCGGTGTTTCTGGTAATATTTCCGCTAGACCGGGAATGGCTTCTACTTCCACTTCTTCTCCTTCGTCGTCGTCTTTTAGGGCCCCAGCGTCGGTCCCTTCTGGTAATTTTAACGTAACCAATACGTTAGACCCCGGCCTTCCTGCACTCCCTTCACTACCTGGCTGGACTGAAGTAGGAAATACGATGTGGTCAGATCCAGACGCTTTTGATCTGAGTGTTCCTGAATAGTGTAAGTAATTTAGTATCATGTCTCAAAGAAATAGAGTTCAAGTTGACTACAATCCTGGGCAGACAAGCCTAGAAGGAGCTGTAGGAGCTTCAGCAGGGAACTACCAAGTCTCTGTGGCTCCTACTCCAAAAACAAACGCGGCCCTTCAGTTTGCTTCCGTTATTAACCAGCTCCCCAATGTGGCTGGGCAGGCGACTAACTACGCCAGCAAGATAGCACAGGATGAAGTGTCTCAGATGACTGACGACGAGATCCTTAAAGAGCTGTCGGGAGGAGACGACGAAACATTTAGCATTCTTAAATACAACAAGACGTTTAACTACGAGCTGGTTCAGCGTAAGTATTTGATGGAGCAACAGAACATCGCTAACAGATACGATCAGCTTGCTACAGACTTGGGAAACAATCCAGATACTGGTGACATCTCTACATCTGTTTCTAATTTAGAAGCAACATTGTTTAATGAGCTTGAGTCTGGTTTAACCAACGACTTACAACGCGAAGCTCACAGGGCTTTGTTTGCTGCAAAAGTAGCGCCGTTAAAAGCACAGGCATTTAGCAAATATAAAGACCTGAAGACACAAGCTACAACAATGATTATTAAGTCAAACGTGATGCAGGAACTTTTCGCAGACAGTTCCCCAGCTAACGCGCAGCGAGCCCTCAGAAGTCTTTCTGAACAACTGGGGCAGTTACCAGGAATGACGAATAAGCAGAAGATGCTTGAGCTTATGATGTTTTCTAAAGCCTACGTTGATCAGCTTTTGTTTGATGGGCGTTTTGACGAAGCTGAACGGGCTATTGGTTTGTTTGAGTCTTATGAAATTTACAAGGGGGCAGAGCTTGGGGGTATATCTGAAAACAGATCAAAGTTTGTTGGAATGCTAGGCCAGATTAGAAGGCTTAAAGACGCGGTAGAGGAGGGCGAGGAAGAGACGTTTACCAAAAAAGTAGCGGCTGTTAAAAGCCTTTCCAGTGACTTAATGAATAGACTCCATGACGGTCAAGAGCTGGATTCTTATGAAAAAACAGCTCTAGCAAGTTTACTTAACAAGTTGAAACCCACAATCTCTCTAGAAGAGATTAAAGGTTATGTTGATAGGCTTGAATCCGTTAAAGAAAAAAACTTTGAGTTAAGAAACATTGTCCAACAAGTAGGAACAACAGGACTGAACACTAGCGGGATTGCTGGAGACACAACTGCAAGGCTGTATCAAGCGGTAGCTGGGCACTTGGCGGATACGCAGTCAAAACTAATTCAGCTACACCCCGCCAAGTTCACAGGTATTGATGAAGCTGAGTTGAAAACTGAACTTCCTCGGTTTAGGCAGAAGTTTAGAAACGACTCAAACATGAGCCCAAGACAGGCAATGTCAGACCTTGGTTATCCTGGTGTTAAAATCCCTCAAGAGGTTCTTGATGTATACAACGAAGAGAGAAGCGGAGACTGGGTTAAGGAAACGACTACTTACAGGAACTTAAAAAACAATATTCAAGCTAATGTTAGGACAAAGGTTGCTGAGGTAAGCGGGAGAAGGGAGAACCAAAACTATAAAAACCAAGGTAATGAGTTTGCAAACTCCTTGTTTGAAAGTCTTAGTAATCAAACTTTATTTATGGCGCGTCAGTTTAAAGACGACAAAAACCCAGAGGACAAAATAAGCAAGTGGGTGGACGAGCAAATAGAAGATGAAGTTAGAATTTTCGGTTCTTTGTTAAAAGCGCCTAGCGTATTTTCTTCGTTTATGGATCAACAGTCAGCGATGCCGGGAAGCATAGAAGATTACGACGGCCCTAAAGGTCTGTCTGACTATGAAAAAGGAACTAAAGCTGAGTTTATTGAAAACTTAATTCCTGAAGGAAAAGATATATGGAAACAAAAAGGGTATGAGCATTTAGCTCTATTTGCAGGAGTTTCTGATGAAAAATTTAAAAAGGCGCAAGAAACGACTAAACCCGAAGTTTTAAATGCGATCAGGAATCCAGAGTATCTTAAAAGCAAATATAAGTTTATGCGCGAAAATAACGCAGATGAAGCTCTTAAAGCAACAATGCTTCTTTATGGTTACCTCCAGTTTGATCCTAAAGCAGCTGAAGACTTGGAAAACACAAGCTTAACATTCTTTGACGTAAAGTTGTTTCCAAACGAATCCGCTTTAAATGCAAAAACCGCAGAGTGGGCAAACGCTTTAGCGCAGCGAAATTCATTACAACAACTTGAAGAACAAGAACAAGAGCGTGTTTTAAAAGCTATAGATGAAATGACTTCTTTTGGTCTTACTACCCAAGAAACTATTGAAGATTTTTGGGACACACAAAACGCTTTGTTTTAGCATTAAGTAACGAAAAATAATTATGCCGTTTGACCCATACGAAAAAAGTAAAAGTCTTAAAGCAGAAGAAAGACAAACAGCACTACAGACTCTTCCTCAAGCTCCCGACAGTATGTCAGCGGAAGACTTACAGGCTCTAAACACTTACATTTTAACCGAGCAAGGTGTTAAAGAAGAGGTAGCAACTAACGGCACAAAAAACGCAGAAGGAACTTTAGTAAGCCTTGGGGTAGAACTTGGTTCTGGGTTTACTTTATCTCATTTTACTAAAAGCGGAGCTAGGGCATCTAAAACAGCCCAAAACGTCAAGAGCCTGCTAGATACAGCAAGAGGAGTTAAGGCGGCATCAGCGGTTGGAGTAGCGACCCCAGAACTTGTTTCTACTGTTACAGGTGCTGTAGGTTTTGTTGCTGCTGAAGGTTTAATATGGGGGTTTTCAAATTTTCTAGGACAAGAAGTAAGAAAAGCCTATGGAATACAAGACGCTACAAGAGCTAGTGAGCTTATGGCAGCGGTGGCTTTTGGAATTGTGGCCACTCCAATAGACAGTTCTATTGTTTCTTCTGGTAGAAAATACCTCTCTAAAAGAATCCCGTTAAAACTTACTGACGATAAGATTGGAACTGCTTTCAAGACAAGAGAGCTAATGATCAAAGGATCGCCTGCTGTTGTTAGTGGCGCTGTGTTAGGTATGGCAGAAACAGCGATGAGGCAGGAAGTATCAATCTTGTTAGATGAGGAAGGAGCAACCAGAGATGCAATGGAGTATATGTATGCGGCTGGTATTGGAGGAGGGCTTAATTCTGTTTTTCATGTTTTTTCTCGCACCGGAGCTTTTGGAAGAAAGCAGGCTACAAAGGTAACTGATAGGGCGGTAGATCGTAGTAAAGAAAGAATTAAACTGCTCGAAAAAGACCTTAAACGTCATAAGAAGTTTACTACCAGATCAGGAGGGGTAGCTAACGTAGCCAAAGGAAGAGTAAGAGAAGTAGAGCGTAAAATAAAAGACGAGCTACAAGTTATTGCTCTTATCGAATCGTTTGGAGACGAAATAAAAAAAGCGTCAAAGATAGCTGAAAAGCAGGAAGTTACACCAGCTGCTGATGTTGTTGTTAAACCAGATCCTCTTGATAAGCCAAAGGCTCCTGTAGAAGAACCAACAACTCCAGGTAAGGAAACTCCTGTAGAAGAACCAAAGGCTCCTGTTAAAAGCTCAGATCAGGAAAGCAAGATGCTTCCAGCTGAGAAGGTAGACAGTATTATTGCAGACTTTTCTGCAGACTTAGACAACCTAAGTAACCTAGAAGAGCAAATACGCAATGGGACGCTTAATGCAGACAATGTTAAGAAAAGAGTTATTCCTGCTGTAATTAACAAAGCCAGAAAGATTACCGATGCGGCTGAGTTCGACGCTGAGAACGCGATAAGAAAGCTCATTAAAAATGAGGATAGAGGAGAAGCGTTTAAGGATCTTCAACAAGCTTTAGCCATCCAAATACGAGTAAAAGAAGAAGTGCTTGGCCCTTTAAACAACGTAGTTGGAAACGGGGTAAGGGCTAATAGAAAGGATGTAGTCATTGAAACAGAACTAGGTGACCTTTCAGTAGCTAGTATGGAAGAGCTATCAGCGCTCAGAAACCTAAAAACCTATGTAGATACTTTTGTTGCTGGCGATTTAGATGACGACTTCGCAGATTTGGCTACGGAATACCTTGCATCAAAAAATAAAATACGCAGAAAGCAGCGACAGCAGGCGAGAGAAAAAGCAAAAGATGAACAGGTGGTTAACCTGGAAACTAGAGTAAAAGAGCTAGAAGAGAAGCTTGCAGAAAAGAAAGCGGTTGCGGCTGGTAAGCCAGCTAATCAACCAAAGACTGCAAAGGAAAAAGCAGAAGCACAGCTTGAAAAAGAGCGCAAAGACTTTGTTGAAGGAGAAGACACAGTAGCTGCTCCAAAGAAACCCACCAAGGAAACTGACCCGGAGCTTCAAGAACTCACAGAAAGAATTGCCTTCTACAAGAAGAATAAAAAAGAAGCGGCTGAAATTGAAGAGCTTGAAGCTAGTATTGATAAGCTGACCAAACTAGGTGAAGAGGGCGATCCTGAAAAAATTAGTAAGATTGTAGGTAAGAAGCCTAAGTGGGCCGGACCACAAAAAACCAAAAGTTACCTTGAAGACCTTAGAAAAGTAGATAAG